TCTAAATAACCTTTACAATAACATTAACTTTGGACATCCACGTCCTTAACTCGGAGATAAAATGGCAGAAAAAAACTTAGCACAAGTATTAAGAGAACAAATGCGTTCTAATGGTAAAAGATTCTGGGCAGGAGACAACGTTTCAGAATTCATTGACGAAGAAAAAAAGCAACAACTAATTGATGAAGCAACAGTAGCATTCGAAGGTGTGTTAGACACACTATTGATTGACCGCGAGCAAGATCCAAACTCTAAAGGTACAGCAAGACGTTTGGCTAAAATGTATTTTAATGAAATCATGGCAGGTAGATATGAACCTGCACCAGATGCAACAGCATTTCCAAATGATAGCCAAGATAGATACGAAGGCATGTTGGTTGTGCGAAGTGAGCTTCGTAGTATGTGTAGTCACCATCATCAACCTGTTAGTGGTGTGGCTTATATTGGCATTATTGCCGCAAACAAGCTCATTGGTCTATCTAAGTACACTCGCATTGCTCAATGGTGTGCTAGACGTGGCACATTACAAGAAGAACTATGTAATGATATTGCCCGCGAGATTATGAAAGCCACAGACTCTACCAACGTAGGTGTTTATATTCAAGCCACACACGGATGTTGTGAGAATCGTGGTATTATGGCACATAGCAGTCTAACACAAACAACTGTACTCAAAGGCGTGTTTGCCACAGACCCAAGTGTTAAAAAAGAGTTTATGGACAATATCAAGCTACAACAAGAGTTTGCGCCAAGATAATCTCTTATAAATCAATGACTTAGCACTTTGAGCTAATAGTTGACTAAAAACTCACATTCAGTTATAATGTTTGTATTGTAACTAGTGTGGGTTTTCTTATGAAGTTTCGTAGAACTGTTTTATCTATTTCTATTGCCTCAGCAATTGCTACATTATCCGCCTGTGGTGGTGGAGGTGGCGGGGGTGGCGGCGGGGGTAATCCTTACATACGCCCATCTAACGATGTTCCTTTTTATACTCCTACACGAGTTGGCACAGTTACTCCTGTTAATAGTCCCGAATCTGAGTACGATTCCAGTGCTATGTTTACACAAAGTCTCAGCGGAAATGGACAAGAATTAATCGTAGCTGGCCGTATGGCTCCTGATTCTGGCACATACTATAACTACAATCTTTCAGTGTTTGGTTGGTCAAATGGAGTTTTAGTAAACAAAACATCTCAGTGGTTTTCTGGAAACGATAATCAAATCGTTGGAACCGAACCTAGTGTTAAGTTTGCTGACTTCAATGGTGATGGGCGAACAGATATGTTTGTTGCACCACATACCGATACCAACGTCCATGGTCCAGGTGTTGTATTTTTAAACAACGGCTCTCAGTTTTCAAGAACAGAATTAGCAAATCCCAACAATATTGCATCACATGATTCGGCTGTGTATGACATGAACCAAGATGGTTTTGCGGACATTCTTACCTTGAGTTATAGAAGTGATAGTTCTATCAGCTTTGGTAGCGCCAACGGAACATTTACAACCTACAATAACGTTTCTGCAGCCCCAGGTGGTAGTGGAGTTGCTGTGGCTGATTTTTTAGGGGATGGTACTAGTAGTATTATAGTCACAGATTCAAATGGTGCCAACAGGTTATATAGTTGGACATTGAGCTCACAGAATGGTGGCACTAATTTGTACTTTAATGAAATTACAACACTGCCCACACAAAGATTTCTCTTACCCAAATGGAGTAGCTACGGCTTTACAAGCAGTCATGACATTCGAGTGTTGGCATTTGACTTTGATAATTCTGGACGTACCAGTGCTGTGATTATCAGTCGTCCAGAAAAAAATGGACAATATCCACAATACAGCGAAGTACAGTTTTTGAAAAATCAAGGTAATAGTGTATTCATTGATGTAACTGATAGTGTATTGGTAGGGTATAATACATCAGCACCAGCAAGTTATAATCCACAACTCATGGACGTAAATAGCGATGGATTAATTGACATTGTATTGAGCTCTCCTAATTGGACCAGCAATGAAGGATCTCAAATATTGATTCATACTAGCGAACACAAGTATGTGTCTAGTTATGCAACTGTATTAAAAGCATTTCAAGATCAGGCATTGGATATTGAAAAAGCCATTAACTCTAGTGCTGCTCCTGGTGCCAATGGTATTGTATTTGTTCAAGGTCCTGACAATCAAATGTACATTGCCACAGCGGTAACCTACACAGCTGGCGGTACACAACAAAAAGCAATTTATCTCAGTAAACTAGGTGGCATGAACCCTACAGCACAAGCCACGGCTGCCAGTATTAAACAGACATGGCCCTGGATGAGTGATGCTCAAGTCAATACTGTATTGGCACAAAGTTCAACAACATGGTTTGGTCTACAGGTGTTAGATCCAGCTAAGGCTTTACAACCTATTGGAGATTTAAAAATATCAGCCAACAATCGACTAATGTCGTTGGGCGGTTCAATTGGTGGTATTAGATTGAATGGTTCAGCAAATCAGATCAAGGTGTTAGATACAGTAGGGAGAGATTTTACAGTCAACTATAGCAGTACCAACTATCAATTATCTAATCAATTTAGTCGTATGACTGATCAAATTGACGATGATACCAGAGGTGCTCAATTATCAGGAATGAATTTTGCTAGATATAATGGTTTTAAATTTGCCGGAACTGACGACAATCGATTCATGGCATTAGGAGTAACCGGGATTTCTTTAGCACAAAATACCGAATTAAGTGTTCAATACAGTCGTATGCCATTTAGTCCTTTTGTGCAACTCAACGGATCTTGGGGACTAGTCAAAGGTTCAAGCACACTCGAAAGCACAGTTACACATCGTCAAGGCGGATTGGTCAACAAGCTAGGTATTATGTACAGTGCCACTGAAATTGAACAAGGACTAGTTCAACGTGTCAATCCAATTACCAGTGTGTGGGCTGAATCGGGTTATGAATGGACTAACTTCAAAGCCTACACTGGTGTGTTGCCTAAAGTTGTTGCAGGTTCGGCTAATATAACATTGCCTACAGGCGTTGACAATAGAGGACAAATTAGTTATACTAATACAACTGCCGATGTTTATAGTCCAACTGTGGCCTATACTCGATTCAGCTATAGTGATCAAATTAAAAAGAACGTTACATATCGAATAAACGGTATTGTAACTACTCAGCAACAACATAGTATCGTAGCTGATGTTAAAATTAGTTTTTAAGGAACACAATGTCACGTAAAGAATGTATTTTTGAATCACAACCAGATCTAATTGAAGATAGTACCGCTCCATGGGATCAAGTGTTAAGTGAAGACTACCATGTACGAGTATTTCAAGATCGATATCCCTGCACCGAGGGGCACCTGTTGTTTGTGCCTCGTTACAACACCTTTGGTGTACTTACAGATGCTTTCGAAGATGCTGTACGCTATGGAAAGAAAATGGTTGAAATGGGCCAGTGGGATGGATTCAACATTGGCATGAACTACGGAGAAGCCGCTGGACAAACAGTGGGCTGGCCTCATATACATTTAATTCCGCGAAGAAAAGGTGATGTTGCGGATCCTGTAGGCGGAGTTCGTAACACAATTCCTGGCAAGGGTAATTACAAGAATAAATAACTTTTTCAACGAACAGCGGCCTTTTGGTGTCATCCCGCTTGATAAATTCTGCCACCTATGCTATAATTTAACATAGGAGAAATAACATGTCTTATCTACCAGTACAATACAAATACACAAGTACCAAAGAGTATCACGACGCCTTTCCTTGCGCCTATCGCCAATGGAAAGCCGACAGTCACTGTAACCTAATTCACGGTTACAGTTTTTCAATGAAGTTCTATTTTGGCACAGACAATTTGGATGTTCGTAATTGGGCCGCTGATTACGGTGGACTAAAAGAACTTAAAAATGTTTTAGAAAGTCAGTTTGATCATACTTTATTAGTAGCAGAAGATGATCCAGAACTTGACTTATACAAAGAAATGGAACGTCGTAACATTGCCAAGCTAACTATTTTGCCCAAGCTAGGTTGCGAAGGGTTAGCTGACCAGTTGTACAAATATGTCAATGGTGTTTACATTCCCGACATGTGGGGACAGGCAGAAGCTGACCGTTTGTGGTGCTACAGAGTTGAAGTAAGAGAAACACAAAGTAATATGGCATATCGCGAAGGTCATCGCGAATGGAATGAAGATTTATTTGAGTAAACAATGACAGAAAAAAATCAATATAAAATAGCAGTATTATTACCCACACGTGGACGTGCCGACGCATTGAGTCGTAGTGTAATTGGATTGGTTAATCGAGCAGTAATGTTGGACAAAATTCAATTGTTGTTTGCATTTGACAACGACGATGATGTAGGTCGAACACATTTTGTTGAACATTTACAACCGTGGCTAGACAAAAAAGGTGTGGACTATACTGCTATGGAGTTTGAGCCGTTGGGCTATGGTCGACTCAATGAATACATCAATGCGCTGGCTCGAGAAGCCAGTGCTGATTGGTTGTTTTTCTGGAATGATGATGCACTCATGGATACATCAGGATGGGACAAAATTATCGCCGGCTACACAGGTCAATTTAAACTGTTAGCGGTACACACTCACAAAGATCATCCATATAGTATTTTCCCAATTGTGCCTCGAGCTTGGATGGATACATTGGGTTACCTTAGTCCACATCCACTAACAGATGCCTGGCTCAGTCAAATTGCTTACAAGTTAGACATTTGGGAAAGAATTCCTGTACATGTTACTCATGATAGACACGACCTCACAGGCAACAATAAAGATCAAACATTTGACGCTCGAAAGATGGAAGAGCTAGAAGGCAATCCCAATAATCCTCGAGATTTTCATAATCTAAGTTGGATTCAGTTACGAATGAAAGAAACTGATCAATTGTCCAATTATATGGAATCTCAAGGGTTAGATACTACATGGTGGAAAAATATCAAAGCAGGGACTCAAGACCCCTGGGAGAAACTTGCTGCCAATGATGTCAACGGACAGATGCAACAATTTAAAATAAATTTCAAAAAGTAATGACTCAAAAACTACAAACAGTAATCGATCGTATTCGCAACGAGCCTTTAGAAAAATTGTCGGATCCGGCATATCTTGAATTTAAGTTGCTACCTGAATTAGGACTCAACGATCGACACATGCATCAATATCCTAGTCAACTTCATCCTTATTGTGGTATCGGAATTGATAGCTGGCAGTATCCTAATCAGTTCAGCAAGTACCTACATTTTTTAAGTAAACAAAACATCACAAGCTATGTTGAAATTGGATGTCACAAAGGTGGCACATTTATTATTACTGTAGAATATCTCAACAGATTTAATAAACTAACTCGTTGCTTGGCAGTAGACAACTGGCCTAGAAATATCATTGAAGAATACAAATCAATCCGACCCGAAATTGAATACTTAACTACCAGCAGTCAAAGTTCTCCATTTTATGATGCTTATCTAGCACACGAGTGGGATTTAGTTTTGATCGACGGTGATCATAGCTACCAAGGTGCTCGAGCAGATTACGACTTGGTCAAAGATCGTGCTAGGTATATTGCATTTCATGACATAGCAAATAGTTTGTGCCCAGGAACGCAACAGATTTGGGCAGATATGAAAACTATCTATGATCCAACTCAAACCTATCAATGGTGTGATCAGTATGACGAGGTGTTGTTGCGTATGCGTGGATCAATCATGGGCATTGGTTTAGTGCAACACAAATGAAACCCTATGATTATGTTGTTGTAGGAGCCGGATTCTTTGGCGCTACATTTGCTAGACTTGCCACTGACGCTGGTCAGCGGTGTATTGTACTTGAATCAAGAAATCACATAGCTGGTAACGCATACACCGAACGAGTCGACGACATTGATGTCCATGTATACGGTCCTCATATCTTTCACACTGACAATAAAAATATTTGGGACTTTGTTAATAGATTCTCTGAATTTAACAATTATGTAAACAGTCCCAAAGTATGTGCCCGTGGTAAAATGTGGTCATTGCCGTTTAACATGAATACATTTTATCAGTTGTGGAATGTTAGCCGGCCTAGTGAAGCCAAACAAATCATCGAACAACAACGATTAAAACTTGATCGTGAACCAGCTAACTTAGAAGAACAAGCATTGTGTTTAGTAGGACGTGATATCTACGAATTGTTTATTCGAGACTATACACAAAAGCAATGGCAAGCACACCCAAGAGATTTACCAGCAGACATTATCAAACGTATTCCGCTAAGATTTACATACAACGACAACTACTTTAATGATCGCTATCAAGGCATTCCAGTTGATGGCTATACCAAACTGTTTGAAAATATGTTAGAGGGTATTGAGGTACGTCTAAATACCAACTACTTAATGAATATAGAACACTGGAACAATCAAGCAGACAAAATAGTATACACTGGACGTATTGATGAATTTTTTGGTTACCAGTTAGGCGAACTAGAATATAGAACGCAGGTGTTTAAACATCAAGTCAAAGAAGATACAGACAACTACCAAGGAACCGCTGTGGTCAATTATCCCGAACTTGAGTTTGAATACACTAGAATTATTGAACACAAGCATTTTAAAAAATCTTCTAGTCCACGCACTGTGATCACAGAAGAAATTCCTGATACCTGGAGCAGAGATAGAACTCCATACTATCCAATCAACAACGAAAAAAATACTGCTATCTACGAACAATATCGCAAGGAGGCTGACCTATTGCCTAATGTTATATTTGGCGGCAGACTAGCAGAATACCGATACTACGACATGCATCAGGTCATAGGATCAGCAATGAAAGCATTTAAACAAGAGACTTTATGATTAAAAATTACTTAACCGGCGCAGTAAGACCAGTAAGCACCACCTGGGGCTATTGGAAAACTCAAGAAGAAGAAGCCAAGGCAAAATTAGAAAGCAAGAAGTACGACGACATGTATTGTATTAGTCGTGCTAGTGCTAAAAAGTTTTTGCAAGGTGAATGGAACGAGATTAAATTCACAGCACCTGTGCTAGATGCTAGATTATATCAAATTGCTCAATGGTATGTGATCAAAGAATTGTGGCATCGTGAGCCGTGTAATATTTTGGCCATGGGTGCAGATACATTGTTTATCAAGCCCACAGAAATTTTTGGCCGCTACAAAGAAATGCGTATGTTCAATTACACTGATCCACGTACACATGAAGAATTCCCACACTACTTCAATGACGATATTCGATACTATCCAGCCGACATGGATCCTAGTGTTTGGACAATCGGTGAACAAAAAATGGGCGAATGGTTCACACACAAAGAAGGTAACTGGGGTTGGGGGCAATTGATTCATAATTATCAAATGTGGAGTCAAGGACTCTCAGTAGAACAACTATTAGATCCAAAAATGGCCTATCAAGCATTTGTGCTGAATCAACAGTACAGCGATCAATGGAACGGGATACAAATTGGCGAAGCTCATATTCTGCATTTTCACGGCAGTAGAGATTCGGATACAAGGGTTGAAGTTATGAATCAATTGGTCAAACAATTAGACATTACAGTTGACTAACGATCTAAATAAGTGTTATAATATTATATGAAGAAATTATTTTTAACTTGGCAAGATGTTGAACATCAAACCCAAGAAATTTTACGTCAACTACAACAGGACAATTGGCGTCCCGACTATGTTGTTGGACTAACACGAGGCGGACTCGTGCCAGCTAATTTAATCAGTCAGTACTTAGAAGTTCCGATGGAAACGTTAAAAGTAAGTTTGCGTGATGATACCTCTGGCCCAGAATCAAATTTATGGATGGCCGAAGATGCATTTGGTAGCAATGTTTATGATCCAATGTGTTCGGACAATGGTTGTAAAAAAATTCTCATTGTTGATGATATCAATGACACAGGTGCTACATTAAATTGGATCAAACAGGATTGGCCTAGTGGGTGTTGTCCTGGTGATGAGAGATGGATTGACGATGTCTGGGGTAAAAATGTTCGAGTAGCAGTATTGTACGACAATGAATCGAGCAAGTCGGATTTGAATATTGACTATTCAGCTGTTACAATAAACAAAGCAGAAGAAGATTGTTGGATTGTGTTCCCATGGGAAGATTGGTGGACTAGATGACAACTTATACTATTCAGCTCGAAGAAGATCCTGAGTCAGGAGATTTAATGTTGCCTTTAACCGAAAGTATGTTAGCAGAAGCTGGCTGGTCAGTGGGCGATACTGTTGAATGGGTTGACAACAATGATGGGACGTGGAAAATACAAAAGGTAAAGAATGAAAATCAAAGTAAGTGAACTATTTTATAGCCTTCAAGGTGAAGGACGTTTTGTAGGTGTACCCAGTGTGTTTTTAAGAACATATGGTTGTAACTTTACCTGTGCAGGTTTTGGTTGCAAGCCGGGTGAAAAGTCCACTGGAGCAGATGAAGTTGCCAAAGTAGTGGAACAGTACAAAGATTTTACAAGTTTACCATTGGTAGAAACAGGCTGTGACAGTTATGCGTCATGGCATCCAGCATTTAAGCATTTGAGTCCAACTCAGACCACAGAAGAACTTGTAGACCGTATGTTAAAACTTACGCCCAACAATAAGTGGGTTCAGAACAACGGCAATGATGTACATTTGGTTATTACAGGAGGAGAGCCGTTACTGGGTTGGCAACGTGCTTATAGTGAATTACTAAGTCATCCAGGAATGGCAGACTTAAAGAACCTAACATTTGAAACTAACGGTACTCAAAAACTACATGATGATTTTAGACACTTCTTGTTAGATTGGACATTAAATCCTCGTGGTATACCAGGCGGTCGTCGCGGCCCTGATGCATTGACATTTAGTGTAAGTGCTAAACTATCAGCATCAGGTGAAAAGTGGGAAGATGCAATTTGTCCAGACATTGTAATGAGCTATGCTGATATTGGTCACACATATCTTAAATTTGTAGTAGAAACGGACGAACACATTCATGATGCTATCCGGGCCACAGATGAATATCGTTGTGCAGGATTTAAAGGTGCAATATATCTTATGCCACAAGGTGGTGTAGTCAAACCTTATGAATCAAACAAAGTACGTATCGCTGATATCTGTTGTGAACGTGGTTGGAACTATAGTCCACGTCTACATGTAGACTTGTGGGGTAATGGTTGGGGCAAATAATGACAACATTTACAACAGAAGATCGAGAACAAGCAACATTATCAAACCGTATCACAGCATGGATCAAAAACTATGCTGACTCAGCCGGTATTAAAAGTCTAGTAGTGGGTGTGTCGGGCGGCATTGATAGTGCTGTAGTAAGTACATTGTGTGCTAGAACAGGCATTCATACAATTGCTGTAGCATTGCCCATTCGTCAGCGAGAAGATCTACACAATCTCAGTTTGGATCATTGTTTTTGGCTCGGCGGCAAATTTTCTAATGTAAGAACAGAGATTGTAAACTTAACTGACACATTTGATCGTTTTGAAGAAGTTATGGGCAATTATTCAAGTGAGCTTGCATTTGCCAATAGTCGTAGCAGATTACGCATGATGGCTTTGTATCAGATAGCACAAAGTTGTAGTGGTATTGTAGTAGGTACCGGCAACAAGATTGAAGATTTTGGTGTGGGGTTCTTTACCAAATATGGCGACGGCGGAGTAGATATTAGTCCTATCGCTGACTTAACTAAAACAGAAGTTTGGCAACTAGGACGTGAACTAGGAGTTGATCAACGTATTGTTGATGCAGCACCAACAGATGGATTATGGGAAGATGGTCGTGTTGATCAAGATCAATTAGGCGGACTAAGTTATCCTCAACTAGAACGTGCTATGGAACTTGACGAGACCAACGACATGCCCAACACTGATCAAGAGGCTTTACACTTGTATCAGTATCGTAAGATTCGTGCTAGAAACTTACACAAGATGATGCCAATACCAGTGTTTAAAAAGTAATGCCAATACCGTTTGATTATGATGGGTTTAATGACCGTGCTCGATTCGAATATCGGTATGCGTTATGGCCGCGGCGTTGTTACAACACAGGACGTTGGATGTGGTTAACTACCGCTATGCGTGGACGTGCTATGTGGACTGGGCCAGGAGAACCTATTATTGAATATCGTTGGTATCACCGACATGAAGCATTAGTAATGATGATTAAAGGAGTAGCAAATGGGAATATTTGACATATTCAAAAAGAAAAAACCTGCCAAGGTAGAAGCACCTCGAGAATCCCGGGTTAAAAAAACTGAGAAAGAAATTGCCACAGAAAAGGGAGAACCTTGGGTTGGTATTATCAGTATGGATGTAGATCCAGAAAACATGCACCAAGGTGCTTTTGAGCTTGACTGGAATGACAAGTTTGTTGCCAATTTAATCCGTGCTGGATATCAAGGCAAACCCGAAGACACTGATGCAGAAATCGTTGATCGTTGGTTTCAGAATGTCTGCCGGCATGTTGTAATGGAAACTTGGGAACAAGAACAAGCAATGAATCCAGATCCTAACCGTGTGGTGCAAACTCGTAATATCGGCGGTGGACGTACGGAAGTAAGTTAAGAGATGATACTATACGTAAACGGAGACAGCCATACCGCAGCGGCTGAAGCTGTGAACAACCATGCGTTTGCAATGGATGACGGCAATTTTTTTTACATGGGACGAGCACCACATCCAGAAAATATTGCAGTAAGCTGGGGTAGACTGTTAGCCGACACTTTGCGTGCTGGATTTCAATGCGGTGCAGAAAGTGCTAGTTCTAATAGTAGAATTATTCGCACCACACGTGAATGGTTAGATAAACAGAGTCAGTACCAAGATTTGTTGGTTATAATTCAATGGTCAACTTGGGAACGGGAAGAATGGTTGCACAACGACGTTTACTATCAAGTTAATGGATCTGGAATTGATCAAGTCCCTGAAGAGTTAGAAACTCGTTATAAAGAATTTGTAGCCAACATTGATTGGCGAACCAAAACTGCCCAGGCACATGAGGATATCTGGCAATTCCACCAAGAATTAGAATCTAAAAACATTCGTCATATATTTTTCAACGGCAACAACGATTTTGGTCCATTAAAGGATCGGTATGATTGGGGTACTAGTTATATTGACCCATATGATCCAAAACGGACATTTAATTATCTAATTCAAGACCAAGGTATTCAAACAGTAGCACCCAATTCATGGCATTTTGGTAAGGACGGTCATAGCTATTTTCACCGTTTTATGTTACAATATATTATCAATAACAAACTAATTTAAGGTATTCTATGCGTTATGTGCTGATTGACACAGCAAACATGTTCTTTAGAGCTCGACACGGTGCTTTCCGCGCCAGCGACACTTGGGAGAAAGTTGGGTTTGCTTTACATGTTACCTTAATGAGTGCCAACAAAGTAGCCACACGGTTCAAAGCAGATCATGTAGTATTTGCCCTAGAAGGACGCAGTTGGCGCAAAGACTTTTATGAGCCATACAAAAAGAATCGTGCTGTGGCTCGTGCGGCACTCACAGAAGCAGAACAAGAAGAAGATAAAATGTTCTGGGAAACCTATGATGCTTTGACTAAATACTTGGCTGAGAGAACCAATTGCTCAGTAATCAAATGCGATACAGCAGAGGGTGATGACATTATTGCTCGTTGGATCGCACTACACCCCCAAGACGAACACATTATTATTTCAAGCGACACTGACTTTGTACAGTTAATTGCTCCTAATGTTACTCAGTATAACGGCATTAGTGATGAACACATTACACTAGAAGGTTATTTTGACGCTAAAGGAAAACAAGTAATTGACAAAAAGAAACAAGAACCAAAAACTATCCCAGATCCTAAATGGCTTTTATTTGAAAAGTGCATGCGGGGCGATACTAGCGACAACGTGTTT